TAGCTGCATTGTCCGAGCTTCGCACGCTTGGGTATCTCAGAAACGTTAAAAACAGAAACGATGCAGGGCAGGTGATTGGCGAACATTACGTGTTCACGGACAAGCCAGTTGAGCCGGCCGCCCCAATCACTCCTCCCGAGCCAGTGCCTTCAGCCGGCGTCCTGAAAACCCGGACGCCGGAAAACCAGCGTCCTGAAAAACCGGACGCCGGAAAACCAGTACGCATAAGAAGACCATTAGAGAGAAGACCAGTAGAAGAAGAAACCCCCCTACCCCCCTCGGCCGATGGCGGCCCATGCTCGACGGCGATCAAGCTGCCTGACTGGCTGGAACCTCATCGAGCACCGCTGACCGCTTGGCTCGAAAACAGAAAAAAGAAACACAAGCTAAATCCAGAAATTACAAACATTACATTGAGGGGGCTTGAATATGCAAAGCAAATCGGAGCATTGAAGGTTTATTGTGAGTACGCATCTGAAATGAACTGGAGGTCGCTCGGATTTGCTGGTTACAAGGAAACTATTGACAAGCTGGCAAAAGACAATGGAATAGTTTTGCGACAACCAGTTCAAGCAAAGCCAGCCATGGCGCCAATCCTTTACACACTTCACTAAATGAGCAATCAGATTTCTGCAATCGTTTCGCAGATGAAGACGTGGGAAACCACGGAAATCGAAGACTCCTTTCTGTCAACCTGTGTTTACGCACTTGAATCGGATCCGTCGTCTTCCGATCAGCTTTGCCACATTGTTTCAATTGTTGAGCAAGACTGGTTCAATGGTTCGCACAGAAAAGCAATTTTTTATGTTGTCAAGAAGATCGTTCTAAGCCTTACAAAGAGCAACCTGGTCGTACCCGGAAGTATTTCCGTGATGGCGCAAAAGCTGCTCTTTGAGATGGGCTATAAGGATGAATGCGCACTGGTTGATGAAGTTGCGGCATCTCCTTCAATGTTTTTCAACGTTGAATGCTTGGAAGCCGTTATTCCGCTGTGGAGGGTGAAGCTCGCAAGAAACAGCCTCAAGGGCAACGCGGAAAGAATGATTTCCCTCCTTGCTGGGGAGCCCGATCAAAAGATTTTCGAGGAAGAGATTCCCAGCTTAATTGAAAATCAGCAGGAGATTTGGCATAACGCTTCAAACGTTGACAAGAAAGACGATGACTGGGACTCATCAATCAAAACTGCTCTTTTGCCGTTGCCTACGGACATTGCCATTAGCACGGGAGTCAAAGTTCTCGATGATGTGATTCAAGGCGGGGTAGCAAAAAGAAACTCTCCATATTCAAGTAGGCTTATTATTATTGCAGGTAGGCCTGGGATGGGCAAAAGTGCATTTGCAATTTTTCTGGCAACGCAACTAGCCAACTACAGTGGAGATATTGCATTCTTTAGCCTTGAGATGCCAAAGGTTCAAGTACAGTATCGATCAATTGCATGTCTTGACTATTTGCAGTTAAAAGAGGCTGGACAGCTCGTCGATCCAATACGAATTGACAATCTTAGACTCAGAAGTTACAACACTTCCCAAAGAGAGCGTCTATCGGGATACCTAGAGGCAAAGCTTGTGAAACGGCTCCACATCTTTGACAAATCAGTTGTCGGAGTTGACTCTATTTCCGCCAAAGTGAAGCTACTGGCTAAAACAAGGCCAAATTTAACAGCCGTTTTCATAGACTACTTGCAATTGATCGATGGCTGCTCTGGAGATGGTCAAAACTCAGAAACGTCAAATATCGGCAATGTGACAAAATCGCTGAAATCTCTTGCGGTGAGTATAGGTATTGATATTTTTCTCTTGTGTCAGGTCAACAGGGGTGTAGAGATGAGAAATGACAGAATGCCCGGACTGTCTGACTTGCGTGCATCGGGTAGAATCGAAGAAGATGCAGACATAGTAATGTTTCTGCTTCGCCCGCACTACTATGACAGAGATCGAGATCCGTATGAGCTAGCAGTTTCCGTGGCCAAAAACAGACACGGAATCTGCGGTACTCTCGCTTGCTCGATCGACTTACAAAGTTCGGTTATTTTTGACAATGCAACACAGTGGACATAACCTCCCCGACTGGGAAAAGATTTTCCTTGATCGCCCGGACCTGCGCCCGCCCGGATACACAGAAGCTTGCGCAAACGTTGCAAGTAATCAGTCTGGCCTGGACACCGAAATAGCCAGAGCAAGAATGCGTCAGATAAACAGTGATCGCCAAAAGCTAAAGACTAAAAACAGGGCAGCAACAAAGAAGCGGCAAAGGAGTCAGGCTTCCTAGCTCTCTGGTGAAGGTGTTCACCACTCCGGCTCCACGACGTTTCGACTTTCCTGCCCTGCTGGTGATTCAAGCAAGCTTTCAAGCTCTTGAATTTTAACTGCATCAAAGTCTATAGGCGGCATTGGCATTCTTTTGTATCTTCTCGCGCTATTCACGCTGTACTCAAGTCCGTTTACTTCACAGTATTTTTCGTACCATGCTCTCACAGCAGCCGGTGTCACAAAGCCGTCGAGCAAATCTCTTACGGCTGGCACGCTTTCGCCCTTTTCAAACAGAAGGTTGGCGGTGAGCCTCAGGATTCGATTCAGGTTGCTGCCTCCTCTTGTGGACATGCGAGATTGTTGACACCGGCTGCCGACCATGGTATCCTCAAAACCGTAAGCCCGTCAGGGCCTCAACCACACCGCTATGAACCCAGCTCCATTTAGCGACAGGCAGATCGAAGCGCTGCAAGAGTCGCTTTCGCAACAAGTTGTAAAAACACGTGTCCAGGGAGGCCGAACGCTTTCCTACATCGAAGGCTGGTGGGCAATCTCTGAAGCAAACAGGGTGTTCGGCTTTGGAAGCTGGAATCAGCAAATCATTGACATAAGGTGCGTTTCCGAGCGCGAGCGCAAAATTGGACAAGCCAAAAAAGATGGTTGGGCTGTTTCTTATGTCACAACCATCAGGCTTACCGTAAACGGCGTAATTCGCGAAGGCGTTGGAGCTGGCCACGGCATTGATGTTGACTTGGGCCTGGCCCATGAATCAGCAGCCAAAGAAGCCGCTACTGATGCCATGAAGCGCGCATTTATGACTTTTGGTAATATCTTTGGTCTTGCACTTTATGACAAGCATCAGCGCAATGTAGAAGACAGGCCTCCCAGCCTTGAGCATGTTCCCGAGGTCGAAAAAGCAGACAAGAAGTTCACTGAAGCCCTTTTCGCGAAAATGAATCAAGTTGGAGTTCAGTCAGCAGGCGTTATGACTCTTAGGCAAATCTTGCAAGTCACCGATTTTGAGCAAGTTGACAGCTCGCTTAGGCAGAAACTGATTGACAGACTTACTCCTGAATACGCCACTCAGCTCAACGCTGGCAAAAACTCAAAAGGGCAGCAAGTATTGAAAATGGCCGAACCAGAAAGTGTGATTGAATAAAGACTTGCTCTAACAAGTGTCTCATCAACTCTATCTTCAAAATCAATGACTGAAACAGGCTTGGCTATCAAGGTTTCCCAGCCAGAGGAGATTTCAGCACTTTCGCGCTGGGACGCTCTTGCACTTGACATTGCAGGTGCCACCGAAGAGTCGAATTACAAGGAGTTTGATTATCACGACAAACGTGGTAACGCGCAGGCTCGGTCTTGGATCTCAACCCTGCGCCGCCTCAAGGGTAGGATTGAGCGCGCTCGGGTAGAGGCAAAGGCCGTCCACTTGGAGCGAGGACGAGCTATTGACCAGACGGCACGTCTCCTTGAGGCGTCTGTGCAAAGCTTGATCGATCCCCACGAAAGAGAGATCAAGGCAATTCAAGCAAAAGAACAGGCTCGAATTGATCTCCATCGAGCCGTTCTTGATCGTATTGCGTCGATGCCAGTCGGAGTCTCAACCTCTGAGGAGGCACGGGCCAGGTTGGTTGAGCTGGAGGCCATCTCTGTTGATGGACTTGAGGAGTTCTCGACGGCCGGAGAAGCACGCAAGGCGGAGGCTCAGGAGCGGCTGGAGTCTGCATTGACGCTCCTGCTGGTCCAAGAGGCCGAACGCTCTGAGCTGGAGGCCCTCAGGGCCGAGAAGGCCGCTCGCGAAGAGCAGATCAAGCGTCAGCAGGCATTGATCTCAGAGCCCCACAGGGGGTCCGTGCAGGTTCCGCTGCCACGACACGACGCGCCTGTCTCAGTGCGAGACGAGGCGGCTTTCCAGTCGATCCAGCAGGATGCGCAAGGTCAGTCCTCCAGCGCCAGTCACAGGCAACCCGAGCCGGAAGGCGGGCATTTTCGCAAAAACCTCTATCAGGTGATTCTCGCCGCTGTTTCCGGCAAGTCACGAGAAGAGATTGTCGCAATGCTCGTTGGCGAAACACTTCACCCGGCAATCTGTATTGACTGGGATACAGTAAAAAGTGATGAAAGCTTGATTCCATGGTGAAGCTCTCGGATTATTGTCAACCACTTCAAATAAAATCAAGATGATTTCCGCTAGCTTTGATGGCTGGGTGACCAGTCAGCCAACGGTCAAAGAAGGTAATTACGGAAAGTTCATTGACATCACATTAAGGGTGTCAACAGCCGGGAGAGAGGTTCATTTTGTGACTTCAAGATTTTTTGGAAGAAAAATTGGACCAATAGTTGAATACATCAACAACGGTGATTACATCACAATGTCTGGATGCGTAACCTCGATCAAGGAAAGGACTTACAAAGAAAAAGGCGGCAAGTATTCCCAGATTTACATTAAAGACGCCTGCTATTCTCTTCCCCCGAAAATTGGCGGTGAAGGGCGCTTTCGCCCTGATTTGCCTTCTGTGCCTTTGGCAGAAGGTCTTGACAATGAGCCCTCAGCGGGCGACAATGAAGATCCATTCTGAGTCGTTCTCGGAATCCACCAACAATCAACCAATCCACTAAAATGGCATCTTTCAACAATTGCAGTTTCAGCGGCTACGTTGGACGCGACCCAGAGCTTCGTTATTTTGAAAGCGGCAAAACGGTTGCAAATTTTAGTATTGCTGTTGACAATCGACAGGGCGAAACGCTTTGGATCGCCGTCAAGGTCTGGGGCAAGGGCGCTGAAGTCATCGGGAACTACGTCAAAAAGGGATCTCAAATTATTGTCAATGGAGAACTTCAGCAGGAGTCCTGGGAAAAAGACGGCGAGAAAAAGACTAAAATCGCTCTCAATTGTACAGACTTCAAGCTTGTTGGCAGCAAGAAGGATTCTGATGGTGCCAGAGTTGACAAAGAGGACGCATCGGTAGCCAAAAAACCGACCGCTGCGCCTGCGCAAGCTGGTTTTGACGACGACATTCCGTTTTGATCTAGGGGCATGACAGCGGCTTCATAGCAGTCGTTTTACTCTCTCCCAGGCGTTGACAGGATTACTGCTCGGGCCATGCGGTAATTTCCGGCATTTCAGTGCTGGCCAGACGCGCCGAGAAGTCGGAGTCTTGATTGAGGTGGTGCGGTTCCTGGGTCGTTCATGCTCGCTGAGGCACCATCAAGGGTAATGGTCAGTAAGTCCCCACAACAATGATTGACAAGTCAGACCCCTATTACGGGGCACTATTAGTTGAACAGGCAAGGCTTCATCTTGGAACCGTCATGGAGGGCCAAGATTCGGAGCCTTTTTTTATGGCAATGCTGCAAATCGCAGAAAGCAACGTTCACCTTGGCTATAGAACGCTAAAAGACAAAAATGTTCAACTAAAGGGTATCAAGGACTTTTTACACAGCTGCTATTACGGCCTTGGCATCAAAGATCTGCAGGAGTTCACCCTTAATGTCATCAAATCATCCTTGAAAGAGAGGTCCAAAAGCAACTACGCACATCAATTCATCAAATGGCTCAGGCTTCAGGACGAAAGCTTTTGCTTTCCAGAAGAGTATTTTGAGTTCAGGAGGATTTTAAGAGCAATCTATCAAAACAAAAGAATCTCCAAGAAAAGAAAAATACTGCTCTACAGGTTTGCAAATTACATATACAGAATGCAGCCCGAGCTGTTAAGCCAGATTGGCTGGAACCGAAAATACAAGACAATTCAAGCCTGCTACTACCAAGAGAAATTTGAAGAAAAACGGGAAATACTTAAGCCAATTAAAACCTATCAAAATCCAACTCAATTCCAGTTAGACGAGCTTGCCACAAGTCTGATCCAAAGGCTTGGCAACGCCAAATCAGCAGAGTTGGCCTACTCCATTCTCCTTAAAACAAGTGCAACAAAACAAAACGAAGATTCTTGGAATTGATCCGGGAATGTCTGGAGCGATTGCCGTCTTTGAGATGGATCGTTTAGTAGATGTGCTGGATATGCCAGTTGTCGAAACTCAGGCCGGGAAAAAGAAAAAACGCAGGATTTCCCCAGAAATGCTTACGGCAGAGCTTGAGAAATATGCTCCTTTCGTGGAAAGGGCCTACATTGAGAGCGTTCATGCTATGCCGGGCCAAGGCGTGTCCAGCATGTTCGCGTTTGGAGAGGCCTTCGGTCTTGCGCGTGGCGTGATGGCAGGTCTCAAGATTTCTACGCAGTTGGTCTCGCCGGCCTCCTGGAAGCGTGGACTCAAGCTCGCTGCAGGCAAGGACGCCTCTCGTGCCATGGCTGCACAGCTCTGGCCGTATGCCGCGGGCCTCTTCAAGCGTCAACGAGACGAC